GGCGCCTATATCCATGTATGCCATAAATGCATGGACGTCGTCCTCGAGCGGGTCGAGGATCTTGGCGATCGCCTCGCGGCAGGCGTCGGCCTCCTGGCCCCACGTCAGGCCCGTGGTGATGTCGCAGAGGACGTGCGTGTCGCCGTTGAGCTTGCGGGCGAGGACGCGATGCTGGCCGTCGGTGACCCACAGGGTGCCGTCGTCGCGCTGATGGACGACGGGGCGGGGGAGGTCCTCGCCGCGCCTGAGCGCCTGCTGCATGTCGAGGACCTTCTCGGGGTCCGGGGCGCGCTGGTAGAGGTCGGTGCGCAGGTCCTCGACCGGCAGCCACTCGGAATTGGCCGCCGTTTTGTCCACCGAAATGTCCACCGAAATGTCCACCGGGTCCATTCGGGTCTTGTGGACGGCGATCGCCAGCAGCTCGGCGTGCCAGCCGAACGTCTTGAGCGTCTGCAGGCGCGGGTCGTTCTCGTAGCGCGGGTCCAGCTGCCCTGAGCTGTCGAACATCTCGTCCAGGGCGTCCTCGTCGAGGCCGGCGGCCTGCAGGGCGCGGTACTGCTCCTGCATCGCCTCGTAGACGTCAGGCTCGTAGGGCAGCCACCCGTGCCGGCAGTTGGGGTGCAGCGGGCAGCACGCGACCCACTCCTCGGCGATCCGCCCGAAGTTCGTGGCGTCGCGGACGTCGGCGAGGTCGAACACCTTGTTCTCGATCAGCCGCTTGCACGCCTTGCAGGACCCCATGTGCGGCGGGCACCACACCTGCTCGTAGCCCATCGCGGCGATCGCGGCCAGCCGGCCCTGCGCGTTGGCGCGCGCCATCTCGGTGCGCGCGATCATCCGCCAGTTGATCGAGGCGTCCCGGGTGGCCTTGTAGAGCAGCCCGGCGATGTCGGTCGGGTTCAGGGCGCCGCGGATGCCGTAGAGCAGCGCGTCCTTGATCTTGCCGACGTAGACGTTCAGGGCGTCGTTGAGCTCGTGCAGCGTGTACGTGCGCGACCACGCCTCGGCCTCGGTCATCGTCGGGCCGGTGCCGCCGAAGTTGGCCAGCTGGGGGAGGCTGGCGTTGAGGTTGCCGAGCAGGTCTGCGAACGCCGACACCTGCGCGTGCCCGAGGCGGTAGGACCGGGCGGGGTGCTTGCGCGCGGCGGCGAGGACCTCCTGCTTCCAGGTCTCGAGGTGCTCCTCGATCTTCCGCCACTGCGCGGGGGTCAGGCGCTTGCGGCCGGGGGGGAGGGGGACGGTGAAGGCCTCGACGGGCCCGGGCGGCGGGGACACCCGGCTGATGTCGGATCCGGGGGCCGGGGCCTGAAAGGCGGAGGGCCCCGCCGCGGCGGGGCCCTCCTATTCGCGCGGGCCTCGACGACCGCGGCCGCGAGGCCCTTCTCTTGGGTATAGCTCGGGAAGCCCCCTATTGCGCAGGCTACGCGCCGGGGCGGCGCATCTGGTCGACCTGCTCGCTGGCCTGCGCGGCCGCGCGCATCTGCGCCGGCGTCGCGGTCAGGATCACCGGCTTGGCGGGCCCGGCCGTGGCGAGCGCTTCGCGGCCGGCTTCGGCGAGCGCCTCACCGAGCCCGATCGCCGTCGACGGGTCAAAGCACGTCAGGTAGTCGACCGGCCCGGGCGTCTGCCAGTGCGGCAGCGCGACCAAGACCAGCGCGACCTGCGCGTTGGGCAGCGCCGGGTTCTCGGCCGGGTCGGCGATGAACACGTTCGCGTTGAGCGTGCGCAGCTGCTGCACCTGGCGATCGCTCACGACCGTGCGTCCTGGTAGCCGGGCGGGTCGGCGATCGGCTCGGTGCGCGGCGGGACGAGCAGGACCGCGCGCGCGGAGCCGAGCGCGCACAGCTTCACCACGGCGGCGCGCGCGGCGATCGTGTCGCTGGCCTTCTCGGCGCGGTAGTACTCCAGGAACGCGGCGCCGACCTGGTCGGCGGTGGGGGAGAGGTTCAGGTTGGCCTGCACCAGCACGTCGCCGAGGAACCCTTGGATGCCGGCGGCGCGCGCGGCCGCCTGGGCACGCCCGGACGGGCGGCGCTGGCGCGGCGCGGCGGGCTTGCGGCCGCGGCAGTCCGGGCCGCCGCAGAACCGCCGGCGCGGGTGGTTGGGCTGGAACTCGGTTTTGCACGCCTCACAGAAGCGCGGGGCGGCGTGCTTGGCCCAGTCTGACCAGTTCACGCGACTCTCGAACAGGGGCGTGGCGCTCATGATCCGAGCGCCTGGGCGAGGCCCTCGATCAGCCTGGCGGAGGCGCGATCGAACTCGTTGGCCAGGTCGTCCTCGGCCCGGGTGAGGGCGGGGTGCCGGTCAGGGCGGGTCTTGCCGACGTTGCGGACGCCGATGCCCTTCTCGGTGTCGTGGTCCTTCATGGCTTGGCGCACCTTTGGGTCGTTCGCCTTGCCCGGCTGCCACGGAACGTTTGTCGCCCCCCCGGCACCGTCACCGGTTTCCAGTGCACGCTGGTGGTCCTTGTCGGCGGTGACGTCGTCGCGGGCCCACTGGTCCTGAGTCATCTCGTCCTCGCGGTCCTGCTGGGCGGCCGCGCCGAGCACGTCGGCGTCCTGGCCTGAAGGCAGCGGCTTGTGGTCGGCTGCGGACAGGTGCATGTTCATCGCCTCCTTGCCGTGGGTGGCGTCGGGGTGGCCCTCGGGGTCCATGCCGTGCGCGTCGCGCCACTCGCCGCGCGTGGCGGCGCCGGAGTCGACCATCGGCTGGAACTTCGTGTTGATCGCCTCGGCGCTCTCGCCGGCCTGCTCCCACTCGAACTCGAGGTAGTCGCCGAGGCCCTGGCCGTGCTCGCCGATGATCTCGAGGTCGATCATGTCCTTGACGTGCGCGGCGAGCGGCTCAAGGCCCTTCTCGTCGTCGGACTGGCTGGCGTCCTCGGCGGTGGACCGGTTGACGTCCTCGATCTGGCCGATCTCCTTCGGGCTGATCTGGTAGACGGCGCACATCTTCTTGAGCAGCCAGTCCTGGTACTCCATGAACTGCATGTCGCGGTTGTTCTCGCGCAGCGGGATCCACTCGGGCGCCTTGGACCCGCCGATGATCGGCAGCGCCCACGGGCGGCCCATGACCTCGTTGAGCCAGTAGAGCCGGAAGGCGTCGACGTCCTCGGGGTCGATCTCCTCACCGAGGCTGAAAATGCCCTCGGGGACCGACCCCTTCTCGAAGTAGCTGCTGTTGTACTTGGCGGCGTGCAGGTCGGCCGTCACGCTGATGACGAGGCTCTCGAGGGGGCTGAGGCCGTACCCGGCGAGCTTGACGTCGGTCTGGGGGTTCTCGATCCCGACGATCAGCTCCTCCATCCCGAACCGCGCCTCGACCATGCCGTCGACGAGCTGGACGTAGGCGTCGCGCTCGAAGCGGCCGCGGTCGTCCATGTTGGGTCGGATGGTGGCGCCGTCGACGTTCCACAGGGCGATGATCCAGCCGTTGCCGTCGCGCTCCTTCTCCACGCACGCCCGGTCGAGGACGAGCAGGTCGTCGAGGTACATGCCCAGGAACTGCCGCCAGGTCGTCGACTGCGGGGCCTCGCCGTGCAGCTGGGGGCGCTGCAGCAGCCGGGTCAGCGACTTGGCGGCCTTGGCGGCGGCGCCGGACTTGTCCTCGTCCTTGACCTTGATCGACCACTTCTTGCCGGCCAGCTGGCGCTTGCGGACGCTGGTGATGGCGCGGATCCACTCGTTGCGCTGGGCCATCAGGCGCAGCGTGTCGAAGCTGACGGGGGTCGGCTTGGAGCGGCCGCGCTCGCGGTCGACGACGGTCATCGTCGTGGCGCGCGAGCGGACGCGCTTCTGGACTTCGCTGGCCCAGCGGCGCTCGAGGTCCTCGCGGGCGGCGGGCGAGAGCTCCAGCCGGGACGGGGTGGGGGCGGACTGGCCTCCGCCGGATGTCACCAGGGGCTGCCCATCCGGGCCGAGGATCCGCCACGCGCTCACGCCGCCCCGTATCGGATCGTGGCCACGGTCGCATGATTCGTGTCGTTGCCGAGGCCCGGGAGGGGCCCCGGCCGCGCCGCCGGGCAAGCGATCGACGGGCCAGGGCCCCGGGTGAGAGGCGGCGGCCAGCGTTTCCGCCGGGGCCGTCCGCTGGGGTACATGGTGCCCGATGCCCCGGCGGGGTAGTCTGGCGGGGCAAGGGATCCGGGACAGGGGGACGCCGTGTTGTGGCAGGCCACAGGGTCAGGGGAGAGCGCCGGCGCGATCGCCGACCAGCTCGCCAGGTATCTGCGCGGGGCCTTCGACCAGCCCGACGACCCAGAGCTCGAGCGGGCGTTCGAGGAGCAGTACGGGCTGGCCGTCGACGCGGCGTGCATGCTGATCGAGGCGGGCGCGGCCGGACCGGGACCTTTCATCGTGACCCTCACCGGGCACGCCACGGCGCGTCATGGCGCCGTCGACGGGCAAGCGCAGCAGATCACGCTGTCAATCGCGGGCAAGTTCACGCCCATCCGGACCGACGACCAGACCTCCAGGGAGGGGGCCGAGATGGTCGGTGCGGGTGGAGGTCCTGAGCGTCGGACGTAGGCTCCGTGGCGTGGAGGTGCCGGCGCCCAGGGGCCTGTGGCGTGGTGCCTTCTTCAGCGCGGCCGGGACCATGCGCCCGGCGGCATCGAGCGGCCGTCCTTCGGGGCGGCCGCTCGCGTTTCCGGGCCGAGGTGTGGGGCGGTTCTCACCCTCAAGTTGAGGGTCGACGTGGCCCAGCGCGGGCCGATCCGTACGAAAGCTTGCTCCTGCGCACCGTCCCGGTCGCAGGCTCAAGTTCACCCTGAGGACGGGTCTCCGCGCGCTCGCGCTCGGCCTCCTGCAGCTGCTGCGTGACCGGCGACGGCGGCCGCTTCGGGTTGACCTTCTTCGACGCGCCCGCCAGCTGATCCTGCGTCCCGGAGCGCAGCGAGCTGAAGCTGAAGCCCTTCTTGGCCTGGCCGGTCACGTGCTCGATGATCCGCACGACGACGTCGGCGAGATCCTTGCTGCCGCCCTCGGGGTGGTCGATCTTGTGACCCTCGATCTCCTCGACGCGCAGCAGCTCGTAGATCGCGCCGGGCGCACGGGGATCCTCAGACGTGATCGTCGGGTGGTCAGGAAGGGTGACGAGGTCGTTGTAAAACGCCCCGCGCGCGCCGCGATAGATGCGGTGCTGGAACGGGTTGCTCCACTGCTCGTTCTCGGTCGGGACGCGCTTGGCCTCCAACCACTGCACCGTCTCGGCCGAGTCGTACTGGTCGAAGGTCACGCCGCCGAAGGCGCCGCGCCCGTAGTGCTCGACGAGCTGCTGCAGCACGTCCTTGACGTTGAGCAGGTCGACGTGCTGGTTGCGGGTCGGATCCGGCCGCCAGACGATCAGGGCGTCGATCACGGTCCGGGTGACGTCGCGCTCCCACGGCACGAACTCGGCCGGGTCGAGGTCGTGCTCGGCGAGCTGCTCGGCGGTGAGGACCTCGCCGGCCGGGACGTAGACGACGATCGTCGCCGGGACGCCGTGCCCGATCCCCAGCGCGAACGCATCGGTCGTGCGGGCCGGGTCGCCGTGCATGAACAGCTTGGTCCCCTTGGCGGGCTTGCCCAGGCGCGTGAGCTTGACGGCGCTGAACTGCCGGGCGACGTCGTTCTGGTCCTTGTCGACGCCGGATCGGCGCGTGACGACGGGCTCCCACTCGATCAGGGGCCGCCGGCCGGTCTGCACGGCGGCGCGGACGCGATCGCCGTCCTTGATCAGGGCGTCCTTGGCCAGCGGCGGCTGGCAGCAGTACTTGGCCAGGGCCTCCTCGAAGTCCAGGGTGAAGTCGTTGGCGAGCTCGACGGGGACCTTCACGCCGCGGATCTCGACGAGCCCTTGGCGGCCGCGGAGCTCGTTGACCTCCCACGTCATGTGCGGGCCGTGGCCGAGGATGCCCGCCTCGGGGTTGGCCTTGGCCTCGGCGACCTTGGTCATCGTGAAGTCGTCGGCGTGGCGGGGGTAGCTGATGATGAAGCCGATCCAGCGCATCCCGAACCGCGACCCGGCCGACGTGCGCAGCGTCTGGTAGATCGCGCCGGCGTTCTCCTTCTTGGCGGCCGACAGGAACGCCGACGCCTCGTCCATGAGCCAGACCAGGACGTTGAGGCCCTCGTAGGACTCGTTCTGGCTGTGGCGGCTGAAGCACCGGATGCCGCGCGGGAAGATCACCTCGAGGTCGTTGATCTCCACGACGGGCAGGCCCTTGTTGGCGGACCACTTGCGTCGCCCGGCTTCGTGGACGTCGAAGTTCTGCTTGAGCCACCGCCACCGGTAGAGGCGCTCCTTGAACTTGGCGAAGAAGACCTTCTTGGCCTGGTCGGCGTTGTAGGCGACGTTGACGATGTCGAGGTACTCGCCCGGGGCCAGCTCGAAGTACTTGGCCGGGTCGCGCAGGCACAGCAGCACGTAGACCAGGTAGGCGACGATGATCGAGCACAGGTAGTCCTTCCCGGACCCTTTGCCCCAGAGCAGGACGGCCAGCTGGTACTGGCGGGCGGCCTCGCGGGCGGGGTCTGGCGCCTCGAAGATGCGGGTCGGGTCGGCGCCGAGCAGGCCGACGACGGCTTCGCGTTGGAGCTCGAAGACGGGCGGGAGGTGCAGGTGGTCGCGGCTCTCGACGAACACGTCGAAGGCGACGGGGATCTCGCGCCAGTCGCCTTCGCCGGTTTCCTCGAGCTCGCCGTGCTCGTCGACGTAGGCGCGCTCGGCCTGCGTGGTCAGGTCGGTGAACGCGGCGGTCGGATCGAAGACGGCGGGCACCCGGCCGCTATCGGATCCGCTGACCGACGGGTGGACTTAGACGACGCCCCAGCGGACCTTGAGGTAGGCCTGCAGCTGCGCGAGCTCGGTGGGCGTGAGCGCTCGGCTGTAGACGAGGACCTCGCCAACGTCGACCTGCGAGCCCTTGGAGCCGTCGGCTTGGCGGCCGAGGAAGATCCCGCCCGGGGCGTTGGTGCCCGGGTTGCCGGTCTGGATCGTCTGGCCGTCGACGAACATCTTGCTGGTGGCGCCGCTGAGCTCGAGGCCGTAGGCGCGGAACTTGGCGCTGAGAGCGGCGGCGGCGAGCGTGTTGCTGCCCGCCCAACATTCCAGGGAGGAGTCGCTGGCGCGGCTGAGGATGAACGTGTTCCCCGCGCCCCCGACGATCGTGTTGGGGATGGGGACGGCCGGGTCGCGGAAGCCGGCGACGACGATGATCGTGCACGGCTGCGGGAGCGCGAACGAGGCCGAGATGACGTCGTCGATGCCATCGAAGCGCAGGACGGGCAGGTCGTTGGCGATCTCGAGCTTGTACGTCGGGCGCGCGGCGGCGGCGGCCTGGACGAGGTTGTGCGCGCCGGCGGACTGGTCGGTCCAGGTCTGCACGGTGTCGCCGTCGTTGACGGCGCCGGTCCCGGCGTCGGCCTTCCACCAGCCGGCGAGGTTGGCGATCGAGCTCGGGCTGAACGGCGTCCCGGCGACGGCCTGCAGGTTCAGGCCCAGCGCCGTGACGGCGAGCGCCGTGCCGTCGGTGCTGTAGCCGACGAGCTGGTCGACGGCGTTGGCGGCGGCGGTCAGCGCGAGCACGCCCGCCGGGAGCAGCGTTCCGGGCGGGAAGGTGATCGTGCGGCCGCCGGTGGCGTCCTGGGTCAGTCGGAAGCGGACGGTCGCGCCGGCCGTGAGGCCGGTGATCGTCAGCGTCAGGTTGGCGGTGAGTGTCCCGACGAGCGTGACATCCTTGTCGCCGTTGAGCGCGAGCGTGTACGCCGCGCCCAGGGTGCCCGCGTTGATGACGCGGCTGCCCTTACGGGGGCGGCCTCCCTGGTTGCGCTGAGGACGAGCGAGTTGCTTGGCCAGCCGGTCGGTGCCGATCGGCAGCTTCAGGACGGCTTGGGTGCTCTCTCCGGTCCCCCAGTAGATCGCGCCGTTCCAGAAGACCGGGCCGCCGTGGTTCGTGCCCGAGAACCCGGCCGGCAGCGGGATCTTAGTCAGGGTGCCGTCGTAGCAGTAGCGGTACGGGCCGCTGGAGGTGATGATTAGGAGCTCGTCGCCGACGGCGAGCATCCCGCCGGTCAGTGGGATGCCGGAGGGCAGGCGGTTGCTGGTGAACTGGACGAACTTGCCGTCGCGCCAGACCGAGATGCCCTCGGGCGTGTCCTTGCGCGTGGCGACGAGCTCGCCGTGCCACTCTGAGAGCCAGTACTGCTTGCGGCCCTGGTAGATCAGCTCGGTGCTCATGTCCGGGTTCACGCACAAG